CTGAGGGGTGGGGCTTCGGCTAATGCTATGGGTCTAGTAGTTTAATGAAGAACACCCGAGTCCAAATCGGGAGAGTCCAGAATCGCTATCTGGCTAGACTGCAAAGAAAGGGAATGATGAACTGTTATTGTGGCGAACCAATCAAGGCCAAGAGCCTCTGCCAAAAGCACTACCTCAAGGATTACCGCGAGCGCAAGGCTGCCGGACAGATAAAAGAAAAGACAACCCTCATCTTCGATGAGCAGATTGACCTATGGCACTGCAAGGTTACAGGGTGCGATGACAAGCCGAGAGCCAAGCAACTCTGCACCAAGCACTACTTCCAAGACCGAAGGGCTAAGTGATGCCACTCTATTCCTATACCTGCAAGACCTGTGAGCTAACCAGCGCAATCACCCAATCCATCCATGACCCCGAGGTTATCCCATCCTGCCTCAAGTGCGAGCAAACAATGGTCAGGCAATACTCAACCCCTGGCATCAGTTTCAAGGGCTCGGGCTATTACTCCACAGATAAGGGAAAATAATGAACTGGTTAAAAGAATCATGGGAAATACCAGAATTGCGCACAGCTCTTATTGTGCTTTCAATTTTAACTGCCCTAGTAACTACTCTAAGCACTATTGGCATTATTTATGCATTACAGCCTGAGAACAGTTACGAGTCGCGCTTTAATACTTTTAAGAGTGAATGTCTATCTCAAGGTGGGTCATTTACCTATGGCAAGGGATGGATGTGCACAATCAAATGAGCATTTATTACCAAGATGACTATGTGACTCTCTACCATGGGGATTGCCTAGAGCAGACCGCTTGGCTGGATGCTGATGTGCTTGTGACTGATCCGCCTTATGGTGTCGCATGGGAAAGTGGAAACTTTAGTAATGCGATAGAGGCTAAGAACCAAACAGTTGCTAATGATGAAACCCCTGAAGTTAGAGATAAGGCTCTTGAGTTATGGGGCAAGCGACCTGCTCTAGTGTTTGGCTCATGGAGAGTTGAAAGGCCTAAAGGGGTAAACAATAGGCTTATCTGGCATAAAGCAGCCAATATCCCAGGCATGAGGACACAGGCTTGGTTTGCGGCCGATGAGGAAATTTATCAAATTGGCACAGGTTTCACAGGTAAGCCAGAGCAGAATGTCCTAGTTACTCATGACCGTAGAGATGGCGCTTATGGTGAGGTAGCCAAGTATGGTCACCCAACACCAAAGCCAGTCGGACTCATGGAAAGACTTATCGCTAAATGTCCAGTAGGTGTTATTGCTGATCCGTTTGCCGGCTCGGGCGCAACCCTTATCGCATCGCGCAATCTAGGTCGAATTGCAATTGGTGTAGAAATGGAAGAGAAGTATTGTGAGCTAATTGCTAAGCGCCTCAGCAATCAAGTCATGGATTTCTCTAGGTTGCCTGAGATAAAAGAAAAAGAAACTTACACCCAAGAGAGCCTAATATGAGCGATGGCAACCAGAGCTTCAAAGAAAGAAACTCCAAACCCAATCAGGGTGAAGAGTTATTCAAGACTTACTGTGACAGGATAGGCGCAACCTATTACCGCATAGGCTTTGATGAGAAGCGAGTGATACCCACCTACTACCACCTAACACCCTTCCTGCGCCATCTACCAGACTTTATAGTGCATAACCCTAAGACCGGCAGACTATTAGTAGTAGAAGTCAAAGGCAGCCTCAACTTCAAAGAGTCCGACTATCTCAGGCTGAAAGAATCAGATGACCTCTATGGCTCAGGCGAAGCGCCCTACTACATAGTGTTTGCCCTGCGCACAGGAATCTACTGGATGCGAGCAGATGAAGTAGCCGAAGCCTATGAGTGGTCAACCACAATCGGATCATGGGATGAAGGCCGCACCAAGTATCGGACACTAGACCTCTAATGGGATTATTTTTAGAACCCTGTCTTACCTGCGGTCAACTGACTCGCAATGGAAGCCGATGCCCACTCCATGCCCAACAAACCAATGCGCGATGGGCTGCTAAGCGGCAAGAAAGAAAAGAACAAACCGGACAATACTCAGGTGCTTATGCTCGCCTAGCCCGTATAGTCCGAGCAACCGCTCAGGTATGTCATATATGTCATAAACCATTTGAACCAGGTGACAAGATACAAGCCGACCACCTAGTGCCAGCCGCCTATGTCACCGACATCAGCCAGCTCGCCCCAGCCCACGCCTACTGCAACCAATCCCGAGGCAACCGACCGCTGGCATAGCGCCACACCCCCCACCGTCAACCCCCCAGAGTGGGTCAAACACACACAGTCTGATAGCAAGGAGACCCCGACCTCACAATCTTGTGCGCTCGGAAGCAAGCGAAGCGATTTGACCTGACTGATTTTTCACTCGTGTATACTTGAACCATGACCTGCGCATTTTGCTCAAGCGAACTAGAGCCTCAAACTGGTGGTGGCGCTCGCAAGGTTTATTGCTCAAAGAAGTGCGCTGATGCCAAGCGAGCAGCGGATAAGCGCCAAGGCCCTTGGAATAAAACTTGCCCTGCTTGCAAGATTGACTTTGTTGCCGGTAAGCAAAAGCAAATCTTTTGCTCTTATGCTTGCCGCTACCCTGTCCAACTTGCACAAGCCAACAAGCGCTATGCCGACTTTCGCAAAGCCAACCCTTTGCCAGAGGTGTATCACTTCACCTGCGATCTTTGCTCGGTTGAGTTCTCTAAGCCTTATCAGGTCAAGGGCATTGCTGTTCAGCGCGGTGTCTATTGCGAGGACTGCCGACCGGTTGCCCAGGCAATGCGCTATCGCCTCAAGACTGTAAAGCGCCAGTCGCAGACTACTCATGCAAACCGCATTGCTCATGAGCAACTTGCCGAGCGAGATGGCTTGAACTGTTACCTTTGCAATGAGGTTATTGATATGGCTTTGCCTCGCACCTCGAAGATGGGTGCAACCATTGACCATGTTGTTCCTCTTAGTCGCGGAGGCCTGGATGAACTGGACAATTTGAAGCTCGCTCATTGGACTTGTAATCTTGCTAAATCAAACAAGTTAGTTGAGGAATTGAATGGCTAATCCAGGTAAGTCACCAGAGATGAAAGCCTTGCTTGGCGCTAAGGGAGGCAACCGCGCAGAAGTAACTGTGCTACAAACTAGCGGTGTGATTCCTGAACCGCCTCGGCGCTTGGAAGAGTCTGGGCTTGAGCTGTGGAATATGGCTTGGCAACTTGGCTGGATTAGCCAGAAGGCAGACATTACCGCGCTGTCTTTGCTGTGTGAGCGACTTGATGAGCGCGACTTGCTTCGCTCTTATGTCTTAGACAATCCTGATGCTTGGAGAGAAAGGGCTGGTTTGCGAAAACTGGAAGATTCGATTGAGGCAAGCCTAAAGACTTTGTTGCTGAATCCTGCTGATCGCTTGAAGGCTGGTGTTGCTGAGGCAAAGGCTAAGTCTAAGTTCGAGGAAATGGTGGCTGCTCGTGCCAGTGGCAACCTCTAGTTGGCCTCCTCGCTGGCTGACCCCAGTTGATGAGGATGCGATTGAGCGCGGTGATGGTGATTATGTCTGCCACTTTGCTGACAACTTTGGTCTGATTACTAAGGACTCTGTTTCGGGTCGCGCCGGTGAGCCTTTGAAGTTGCGCCCTTGGCAGCGCGAGATTGTCAAGCGAGTTTTTGCTAGAGATGCTGATGGTGGTCTAACTCACCGAGTGAGCCTCATCGGAATTGCGAGAAAGAATGGCAAGAGCGCCTTGGGTTCTATCATTGCCGCTTCAGCTTTGCTAGACCCTCGCTCGCAGGGTGCGGAGATTTATTCGGTAGCGGCTGACCGCCAGCAAGCTCGCATTGTCTTCGAGGAAACTAAGCGCCTGATTGAAGGCTCGGAGTTGCGAGAGCATTGCACCATTTATCGCGATTCAATCCATGTGCCAGCAACTAACAATGTCTATCGAGTGCTGTCTGCGGATGCCCCTCGCCATGAAGGTCTTTCGCCTACACTTGTCCTGTTCGATGAACTCCATGCCCAGCCAACTAGAGCGCTGTTCGATGTTATGTCGCTTGCTCAGGGTGCGCGAGGCAAGGCGGCAACAATGGTTGCCATCTCGACTGCTGGTTTGCGCCTAGAGAGCCAGACTGGAAATGACTCAATCTGTTACAGCCTCTATAACTATGGCAAACAGATTTGTTCTGGAGAGGTTCTTGATTCAAGTTTCTTCATGGCTTGGTATGAGTCGGATGCCGAGGCGGATCATCGCTTACCTGAAACTTGGGCTGCTGCCAATCCTGGTATGGATGACATCTGCGCTCTTAGCGACTTTGAATCCGCTGTGAAGCGAACCCCCGAGGCTGAGTTCCGCACCAAGCGCTGTAATCAGTGGGTGAACAGCAAGATGGCTTGGTTGCCAGCCGGTGCTTGGGATGCGCTCGCTGAGGATTGGGAGATGACCGCAGACACCGAGTATGTCCTCGGCTTCGATGGTTCTTGGTCAGGTGACTCGACCTCGATTGTCGCGGTTGCTTTGCCTACCGAAGAGGGCGCACCTTTCCGAGTGAAGCGAGTGGCTTCTTGGGAGAAGAACTTTGCTATTGATGATGATTCTTGGCGAGTTAGCAAGGATGAGGTGACAGCCTTCTTGATGAAGTTTCACACCGAGTTCCCTCGGATGCGCGAGATGGCCTGTGACCCTTCTTACTGGTTTGATGAGTTGTTGCTCTGGCAAGAGTCGGGCATCCCTGTGGTTATGTATCGCAACTCGCCTGAGCGAACTGTGCCAGCGACCTCGAAGCTGATGGATGGCATCATGACTGGCAAGTTAGTTCATGATGGTGACCCTGCCCTGTCGCGCCATATCGACAACTGCATCCTGAAGATTGACCCGCGCGGTGGGCGAATTACCAAGGATTACAAGCAGCCTAAGCTCAAGGTTGACAATGCTATTGCTTTGATGATGGCTTATGATAGGGCTTCGGCTAGAATGGAAGAGGAGATTATTCCTCAGTTTTATTTCTAGGC